ATCTTCATTCTGATTAAACCCAACTTGGCGCCGATAGCTTTCGGGCGTGTAGTGCTGTATGTGCGTGAATCGATCAGCGGTCTCAAGTGATCTGCACTGATTGGGAACAATCAGATGCATTGGATCGACAGACTCAAACTTGATCTTTTTGCGATCGAAGTCGTAAGTGGTTTTTAAAATTCCTCGACCACTGACGAGCATAGCGTCAATGGCCGATATGATCTCATCTTGGAGATTGGATTTTTGCTTGAGTTTATAGTCAAACCACTGAGCTGCTGCGGTTGTAAGAGCTGTATTTTGATCTTTTAGAGAGACGAATGAGGCGACCGTATCCAACGCAAACAACTGTTGCACGTAATACGGTTTGAGGTTCGAGATGATTGTGTCTGAAAGCGGGAAGTGGGCATCGCTTGCACCCGGCCATGGCTTGGACTTGCGTCTCAAACCGTGATGCCTGAGATCGTAATACATCTGCTGACGGGTTTCCCAAACGGAGCGATCCGCCAGATCTTCGACCGTCAAACTGTAGAGCTCAGAATAATCCATTTCGGACCACCATATGCCCGGCGCAAAAGTCGCCAACAATAGATTTACCGTATTTTATCCGCAATGTATGCCATGAGTTGTGGACTCATACCCATCGGGGATCTCAACGCCCTCGAGCATCTCTTCAATACTTGGCCTGACGTATGTGTCCATGTAATCGTGATCCGAGCCCATGGCTACTGCCATGCAGACTGCATCGGCTCTATCTGGGCTGGATAGACCTCGGCTTTTCATTTCGCCTTTAGTCTCCAACTCCATCTTCCCAGCTTTATTGGCCCGGCAACGTCGACTTGTCAACTGAGCCATGAGCACCTCGTCATCGATAAGTATGAGCTCCTGTTTCTCAATGAGCCTGGCAGTTTCATACCACATCTCTGCCGCCCTGTTGACAAACGCATCACTGTCTCGAGCCCGCCCCCCGAAATTTACCCGGTTTATATCCCATCCAGCTTCCCTGAGAGCATCTGCCATCGGTCGACCTAGTCCGCCCTCATCGCAGTAAATGTCCTCAGGTTTTAGTCCAGCTCTTCTGAACTCGACAATGAATTTACCAACAGCGGCCATGGTGTCTTTATCCACCCAGGAAACAATGCGCGTTAGTTTATTTCCCTCCCTCACTGCCAATACGTTCTCATCGGATCCAGCCGCGAAATCTACACCAGCGATCGGTGCCGTCTTTTCATGCCGGGGAGGATTCGTTAGGCATTTCTGGTAGGCATCGTAAGTAACCAAGAGAGATTCATCGGAGGTCGCCATAAACTCTCCAAAGATCATTGATCGCACCAGCGGATGATCCTCGCCCCAGCGCTTGATCTGCTGATCTATCCAGCTCTTTTCAATGTGTGGACAATCGAATGACGTTACCGTATGCGTCTTGTAAATGTCAGAATGCCTAGTGAAGATCCTGTAAAATTCGCCAGAGTTTCCTCCCGGTGAACTCATGACCAACATGCGGTTTGGTTGGCACCGCTCAACAGCTTCAAAGATGGAGTCTTTTACGGATTTGGACTCATCAATGATGACCATTAAATTGTCAGCGTGAAATCCCTCAAAGCGGCCAGGATCATCCGTACTAAAACCAATTACCCTCGAGTTGAGCTGGGGGATCCGGAGATCTGTTTGGTTGATCTCGATACCAAATCCCTCAACTTTGCGTGACAGTGATCTGATCGTTGGCCACATCTGTTCTTTGACCTGGCGATAGACGCCGGACGTTGTCACGCACACGCTATTTGGAAACATGAGCGCATGCCACAGGGCCGCTGGTGCCGCGCACATAGCAGTCTTACCGCTACCGTTTGCCGCTTTCAGTGCAACTCGGGAGCCAGGCTTATCGAGATCACCTAGAACATCGCGCTGCCACTTGTAAAGTTTAAGCCCGAATATGTCCTCGGCAAATCGGTCGAGGTGGACAAGCGTCTGGTCAAACGCGTCTTTCTGGCGTTGAGTAATTTTCTTAGGTTTATCGTGTGCTGGCATTCTCTAAATTCTTACTGCGAAAAAATAACCTAAACCGTCAGCGGTCGGCTGAGTGCCCACGTTAAATTGATTTTCGTGCAAATGCTTTTTTAAGTCCTCGATTGTTCCATAAGCATGCGGATGATACTCTCCCACGATAGCGTCAACTCGGTTCAGCTTGGTGCATTTCAGCAAACCCGGGTATTCGCCTCCCTCGCAATCCATCTTCAAAATGTGCACGTAACCTGCCAGGTCAATAATGTCATCCATGGATATTGTTGGGGTGCCCGTGCCATCGGGGCTTAAAACAACTCCACACGATCCAGTGTTTCCTGATGCGTCTTCAATTGAGTTAACCAGTAATCCGGAGTTGCAATGTACAGCTAAGTTATATGTTTTTATTTGTGTGTACTGTGTGTTTTTTAGAAGCAGTTTGTAGTTGTTCTTGTTTGGCTCAAAAGCATGCACGATGGTTGCGCCATTGTCAGCAGCCAGGCGAGAGAACGCACCAATGTGAGCACCTATATCTACAACAATTTTCCCGGCAAAACGGTTCACTCTATACTCGTTCATGCCGTTGACGAGATTCCAGATATCCTCGTCCCATGTCCCCGGTCTGAGTTCAGGTGTCATTATATTTCATTTTAATTATCCCCGATCCACACACATGTGGGATGTAACCGTAGCCTGCGACATTCTCCCTGTAGTTTTTGGCAAAATCCTCAACCGCATTATGAACCAGATTGTTCTGCCCTGGATAATCGTCAATGTGAATGTACTTTGGTCGCGACTCCAGACAAAGCAGTAGGTCTTGGTAGCAGTTTCGGTAATCGTGCTCGGCATCCACAATTGCTAAATCGGCATGGGCGACTTTTTCTATCTGTCTCAAATCGCACTCGATTAAATTGTAGCGATTAAATTTACGTGCCTCGAATAAAAGTTTACAACGATCAGCAGGGGGCCACTCGTTACCGTCTTTATCGTGCGCCATCCCGAAAGTGTCATAGCCAGTATAACTCGCATTGTAATCTACTCCTGACAAGTATGCGTCCGCGCCAGATCCGCCATGCGTCCCAAGCTCAGTGATACTGCCGGGTTGCAGCACTGATGAAATTGCTTTGAAGACGCGATACTTGTGAGTGAACTCTTCTCGTTGCGAGCAGTAATACTCTTTATCCCACTGGTTAAATACGCTGTATTCCTCCTCGGGAATCCATGTGTCCTGTTCAGCTACTGCGACTACTCTCTCAATGAGTTCATTAATATCCATGACTTTTTGCGAAATACTTTTCAATTACCCGGGCGTAACCATCGACCGATCGCGCGTATGTGTATTGCCGAGCTCTCTTAATGCTTGCTTTGCTTTTTGATACTAACTCGTCCTGGTTGTTGTAAATGTGTCGCATGATTTGCGCGGCATGATCCACATCCGGTTCCGCCCAGGCACCGTTACCCTCGTAATAGTGAGTAGCCGGGACCAGGTCATAGTCGACCGGGTAGCACATATCCGCCTGCATGTATTCAGAGAAACCAAAGAACATGGGCAGAATACTTGGGCGCCCCATGGCAGCAGCTTCATGCGGCATGAGTCCCCATCCCTCGCCCCGGCTCATGCATAGATAAACATCGAGAGATGCATACCAATCAGCGAGCTTGTCTTTTGGGAACTCGCCCTGGTCGATCACTATTCGACCGTCAGTAAATCCCGGGAGTGGATCTTTCGGGTAGGCTTTACAACGAAGCTCAACTTTCTCTCTGCCCGTGGGAAATGCTCGAGTGAACGCTTCGACGCACTCGTCAAATCCTTTGCGAGGCCAACCGTGCCGGGTGATACCAGACGTACCGAATACCAGATGTTTGCGAACAGGGAACTCTCTGGGCTTAAACGCATCGGTGTCGATACCAAGCTCAACTTTGTGCATCGGGGCCGTAACTCCCTGGCCGGATAGTGCCAGCATGTTTGCCATGGTTGGGATAATAAGCGCTTTGCAGCGATTGAGATTGCCAACCCAATTTTGCGGGATCCGGGTAGTTTCCCACATGGTGGAGTATATTGTTCTCTGGGGATCGTCCGGATGCTGTTTAGGTGGGTGGATGATGAGCGTGGGAGCATCGAACTGAGGCTGCCTGGCAAGTATGCGATCATAGCGCTTCGGGATAATGCGTGTCCACGCGTCATCATTATACGGTATCAGACACAATTCCCATTTACGTTTGAGAAGACCATCAACGATGATTCTCGTGTGGAAATCGTAACTGGAATTGTCTCCGATTTGAGCTCGGACAATTAATTTCATTTTAGGATCTGGGGTAACTGGCTCTTCAGTTACGCCGAAAAAATGTCTCAGCAGACTCGCCATCGTATTCCTCCGTAGGTTCAAAGTCGGCGAGCAAACTATCGGAGGCATCGAGCAACGCGTCGACCACTGTCACAATGTGTGTAGCCAGGAACGATTCGGACTCGGTACCATCGTTGGAGACTACCTGCCTGGTGATATCAACTTCGCCATCCTCGCTCTGACATACTTTTACTGTGAGAGTAACCATAGATTACCCATGAGCATATGAGCTGTAATATACAACTCAGAGTTTAC